CTTTTGCACGTTCCCACATTTCTTCATCAATAATAGGTTCATGCAGTCCTTTGAAGTACTGCGCGTACTTTTCGTCCCGGCTACGGAACTTCTTTTCCACACCTTCAACAAGTTTCTTTTGTGTTTTCCTGCGCTGCCATGATACATAACCGCAATAAGTACGATTTTGTAGGATATTGCGGACCGTAGCAGAGGACCACAAGCCGCCTGTCATGGTAGGTGCGCCGATATTTTGTAACATCTTTGCGATATGAATAGCACCGTTGCCTTGTAAAGTCCACTCATAAATCATCTTTACATATTCCGCATTTTCGTTTGGGACAAGAGTATATCCCTTGCCACCTTCGACCTTTACCCTATCGTAGCCATAAGGGGCCGTAGAAGCAATAAATTTCCCTTCCGAGGTACTTTCATACTTACCTTGCGTTAAACGTCTATTTATGGTTAAATATTCCCTTCTGGACATAAATAAACCGAACTCAAAGTATTCGTTGTCAAATTCGTTATCCGGATCATACACTTTCATAGGTGTGATAATCTTTGTGTGTGAATATTTAAAAGTCTTTGCCACACGGCCTTGGTCCGAAGTGTCACCACGCGCCAAACGTTCAACTTCAACAACTAATACGTTTCTTACAACGCCACTTTCGACCAATCTTAAAAGTTTTTGCATTTCCGGTCTTGCGTCAATGCTTTCGCCCGATACTAACTCACGAAAAATATTATCGTCGCTTATAACAAGACCGTGACGCTTTGCTAATTCGCATAAAATATTATAGTGCCTTGTGAGTGTTTCGCCCTCACCGTATTTTTCTAATTCTGCATCTTCACGGCTTTTTCTTAGATACATAACGTCAATTTGCCCTACATCGTCACGCAATGGTATTCCATAGGCATTAGGTAAAATGTTATTCATTGTCACAATTTCCTTTCAATGTTCTAACCATGGTTGATAGAATGGCTATGTCTTTTTCACTGCAATGCACTATAAAGTCCATAATTTCTCTTTTGGCTTTACTCATATTGATTGCATCTAAAGTCTCTTTTACATCTTTGCTTATAACATAAGTATCTGACTTACGTTCTATCAAATCTGACTTTGTACAACCGAAATAGTCAGCCATCATTTCGATTTTATCAATTCTAGGATAGTATTCCCCACGGCACCACCCATTAAATGATGATTCTTTGAAGCCTAAATCAATGCAAATTTCCCTTCTTGTCTTACCAGATAGTTCAACATATCTACTTAGATTTTCAGATAACACTTCTTTATTACCAAAATCACTCATATATTCACTTCCTTTCATAACCATAATACAGCATAACCGTTTTTATTTCAAGTGCAAAAACGGTAAAAAGTGTTCAATTTTGGTAAAAAGGTGTTAAGAAAGTGTAAAAAAAGGTATTGACAGAACGGTTAAACCGTTGTATTTTGATTATGTCGGGTGCAAGACATAAGCCAAAACACGAAAGGAGCATTAAGGCATGGATGTTACATTGAAAGCAGCGCGAACAAATGTAGACAAGTCGGTTCGCACGGCAGCCGCGGAAATCGGCGTTACAGAAAAGACAATTAGGAGTTGGGAAAAGGGAACTACGGTTCCAAACAGTAAGTACATACCGCATATTGAAAAATGTTACGGTTGTACATACGCAGACATTCGTTTTACCCCTAGAAACTAATTTTTTTGCTGTAAACAACGGTTTAACCGTCATTTAAACAGGTGATAAAAAACGGTTTAGGCAGTGAAAGAGGTTTTGAAATGGTAAAAATTAACGACAGTAAATGCGTTGACGATTCGCAAGTAGCGGCTATTCTTAAACGCATTGAAATAATCAAGAGCAACGCAACAATTCAAAAAACAAAGAAAGAGGGAAATGATGATGGATTACAAGAAGTTATGGAATGATCTGAAAGAAAATATGCTCAAAGCGGCGGAAGAAGAAGCGACACCGGGAGGGAATTACGAAAAGTTTTTATTCCACGCTTCCGATTTATTGCGGAAAATGGTAGAAGCAGAGATAAGAGAGTGCAGAGCAAACGAAAAAAGAGAGAAGGAACTTGATACCGCATTTTTAAGTTTTTTTTCAAAGAAGGGAGAATAACACATGGCGAATGAAATTGAAGTGGTACAAAAAACAGGTATTGCAACCTATTTGGGGAAAGATGCGGTCAAGCAGAACATTATTAATGTAGTAGGCGAGGCAAGAACAACGTCATTTATCAGTAGCATTGTGTCAGCCGTACAGACGACACCGGCGCTTTCAGAGTGTACCAATCTTTCAATACTGAACGCAGCTTTGTTAGGCGAGAGTTTGAAATTGCCACCTTCCCCACAGTTGGGATTGTATTATATGGTACCGTTTGACAACACAAAGAAGGTTGACGGCAAGGAAGTAAAGGTTAAAGAAGCTGTTTTCAATCTTGGTTGGAAAGGGTACGTGCAGTTAGCAATCCGTTCCGGGCAGTACAAGAAGATTGTTGTAACAGAAGTTAAAGAAGGAGAAATTGTATTCAATCCTATTAGCGAAGAAATGAGTATCAATGCGGTTATGGATATGGCAGAACGCCAGAAGTTAGAAACCGTAGGCTATTACGCAAAGATTGTACTTACTAGCGGTTTTGAAAAGGAGTTGTACTGGACGAAAGAACAGATGCAGAAACACGCAGAAACTTATTCAAAGGGCTACCGTAACGACTTAAAAAAGGGTTGGAGCTACACATTTTGGAGTAAGAACTTTGATGATATGGCGAAAAAGACATTGATCCGCCAGATTATCAGCAAGTGGGGCGTTATGTCAGTTGATATGCAGACAGCGTATGAGCGTGATATGTCAGTGGAAGATGCAAACGGCAATCCGAACTATATTGACAATAAGCCCGATGATGTGCCACAGGCGCCGGACGTTTTCGCAGATGCAGACATAATAGATGCGGAAGTAAGAAGCATTGATGAAACTCCCGGTGTTTTTAATTAACCACAACAACGGTTTAACCGTCATTTGAGAGGTGAAACATGGAATTAAACAGTTCAAACTATTATTCTTTAGAGGCGGACCGTGAGTATTGCAGTGCATCGCAGATAAAGTCATTTAAGCAATGCGAGGCCCGGACCATGGCGGTGCTTAAAAGCGAATGGGTAGACCAGAAAACTGATGCGCTAATCATAGGTTCTATTATTGATGCGCTATGGGAGAATGGCGGAAACCTAGAGGAATACACAAAGGATTACCCGGAGTTTTTTTCGAGCCGTGGCGCAACTAAAGGTCAGTTGTTGGCAAAGTATCAAAAAGCAGTTGATTGCTACGAAAGAACAAAACGTGATGAATTATTCACACAGTTTATGAGTGGCGACCATCAAAGTATCTTCACGGGCGAAATTGAGGGCATGAAATTCAAGGCAAAACTTGATAGTTACCATAAAGGCAAGTGCATTGTCGATTTGAAATCAACACGAAGTATCAGGCAGCCGTTCCATGTTGCAGATACCGGACACGTTAGTTTCGTTGAAAAGTTTGATTATTTTTTGCAGCTTGCCATCTACCAAGAGCTTGTTCGCCAGAATACCGGCGAGAAATTACCGTGTTTCATTGCTGCGGTATCGAAAGAGGAAGAACCGGACATTGAAGTTATCTTTATTGATGATGACAAGCTGAAAGAAGCGTTACAGGAAGTTAAACAGATAATTCCGTCGATCAGAATGCTAAAGAGTGGAGAGGTTGAGCCGATACGTTGTGAATGCTGCGCTTATTGCAAGGCCACTAAGGTATTAAAGAAACCCGTTCATTATAGCAAGTTGATTTTAGATGGTACGAATTAAAGAGATACGAGTTAGAGGGACGCGAGATGAAGGATTGGACCGGAAATAGAAAGAGTATTTATACAACTATAGGTGCATCAAACCATACGCAAGAAGAAAGAGAAAAGGATGATTATTACGCAACCGATCCGAAGGCGCTTGAAATTTTACTAGAGAAAGAAACTTTCTTCCCGTATGTGTGGGAATGCGCATGTGGAGAAGGGCATTTGTCACAAGTGTTAAAGCAGCATGGTTATAAGGTGAAATCTTCTGACATTGTAGACAGAGGGTATGAAGGGACTGAAATTATCGACTTTTTATCTGTTCGGAAAGAAGATGTTGATTGTGTCTTTCCGAGAGATATCATCACCAACCCACCATATAAGTATGCGAAGGAATTTGTAGAGCGTGCGCTTGATATTTCGATGGATAGCGCCAAAGTTGCTATGTTTTTGAAATTAACGTTTCTTGAAGGACAGGCAAGACGGGCGTTGTTTGACACAAACCCACCGGCGCGAGTTTATGTGTTTTCGGGGCGCGTAAAGTGTGCAAAAAACGGTGATTTTGAAGGCACTGGTTCAAGCGCGGTAGCATACGCGTGGTTTGTTTGGAAAAAAGGATTTAAGGGGGCACCCGTTATTAAATGGGTGAATTAAGGTATGAAATTTTCAAATAACATTGCTGAATTATTAAGCAAAAACAATATGACGCAAAGAGAACTTGCAGAAAAGCTCAATACTACAGAAGTGTCAATTTCAAGATATGTAAGTGGTGATAGAGTGCCGAAAGGCCCTATGTGTATTCAAATGGCGGAAATTCTTGGCTGCAAAGTAGAGGATTTGTATTCTGCAAAAATAGAAAGTGAAACCATGGAAGATATCAACATGGAACCATTAATGCCGGAAGTAATTGAGCATTTCAGAGAGTATTTTAAAGTATTGCCGGCTGTAGCAATCCCTAGTGAAGATGCGAAAACGGCAAATGTGCTTCAAGAAATAGCAAGTGAATTAAAGCGAATACGGCATAGCTTAGAAGGGAGAAGATAGATGGAAGTAACCCCGGTAAAGCGTGAAAAGTTATACACATGGATTATCAAAGCATTGAGTGTGTACGGAGAATTAACGGCTAGAGAAATTGCTGACTATTTGTATTCCCAAGATGT